AATAAAAAAGAAAAATTTTGATTGGAGCAATTGGCGATTATTTGCAAGCAATGACTATGGGTTTGCTTCTTCCTCTGCTTGGGCTTGCGGATTTTATGCAGTACATGATGAAACACAGGATATGGTGAAATTTGCGGAGATAGTTGAAAGTGGTTTGACCATTCGACAGCAAGCGCAAAGAACGAAACAATTTTTATTAGAACATTATAATTTAAAACCTGATGATTTTGAATTGCATATTGGCGACCCGAATAGTTATTGGCAGCGAAGAGATAAATCCGAAGGAGATTTCTGGAAGTTTGCAGACGTTTATCTTGATGAAGGAATTTATCTTACCAAAGGGCATAATGAGAGAGAATCGGGGGCAGCAGCAATGGCGGAAGCTTTGCGTATTCGCGAAGAAACAGGAACGCCTATGCTTACTTTTCTTGATTGTTGTCAGGAAGCGATTGACTGTATTCCTAATCTTCCGCAAAGTCCGAAGAATCCGAACGATGTAGATACTACTGTTTTCGACCATCCTTACGATGAAAACCGATATTTTATTATGGTGCTGATAGGTAAACCGCTTGCTCTTGAAGAAAAAAAGAAAAAGGGATGGAGAGACCGGATGGCAGAAAGTAATAAAAAAGAGAGCGTTAGCTGGAAGGTAGCATGACGGAAGAAAAAATTAAAACCAATAAAATGGTTGTAGAAAAACTTCGCAAAATAAAAGCTATTTCTCAGGATAATTGGGGAACGGCAAGAGCAAACGCAAAACAATGTTATAAATATGTTCAAAACGAACCTTATACAGATGAGCAAATAGCAGCAGCTGAAGAAAATGCAAAACCGCTTTTATCTTATCCAATATTAGTTTCTAAGTTAAATACATTGGTTGGACATGAACAGGTAAACCGGCGCACCTGTAAAATTATTTCCGATTATCAAAGCAATGAGGAAGTAGTAAAATTATTAAGTGATAATTGGGATTATGTTCGTGAATGCACGGATTTAGACCGAAAACTTGTAAAAGCTCTTTCCGATGGAATTATTCTCGATACAGGCGGATGGATAAAGCGAACAATCGAAATGGATGAAAACGGTTATCTTTCTTTTCAATACAAGCAGCTTGATAGTTTATTGATTTTTCCTGATTCTTTCCGCAATCTTGATATGAGTGATTGTCAATATATTTTAGTGGAAGAATGGATTACTTTAGATGAAATTCAAGCGAAATATGGAAATGTAGCAGATGAGCAGCAAGCAAACCAATGGGAAGAAATAAATGCTCAAATGCTGGAATTAAATGATAGAGCTAATGGAAATTTGCTTTATAAAAATGGCAATAGATACGCAGTTTGGCAGCTTGAAGAAAAAAGAACCGTTCTTGCTGATTTGGTTTTATTAGAAGAGACAGGCGAATACGTTAAAGCAACAAAAGAGGATATTCGGGAATATAAAAAAGCAAAAATTAAATATAAATTTATTCGTAGGGCTAATGATGAACGAATTTATACGACTACAGCAGTTCCGTATTTTGACATTGTACTCGATGAAAAACCAACTCAATTCAAAACAAAACGACTTTCTTATTTTCCTATGTTTTCTTTTGACTGGAATATGCCAAAGAAAGATCAGCGTAGTTTATTCAAAATTCTCATGGATGTAGCCGATAGGATTAATAAAACTAAATCCCAAATGGTAGATTATATGATTCAAATGCTTGGCAGCAGTTGGCACATATCCGAATTTGAAACGCAAGCAATTAAAGACCTTGAAAATGCTAAAGGGAAACCGGAAGCAATTATTAAATATAAAAACATTAAAAACAAAGCGACACGTGAATATCCAATCGGAGCGGGGCAATCCATAGGAATATTAGGGCAATCCGCAAATGAAGACGGCGCCATGATAGACACTATTTCCAATATTACCCCGAATATGCAGGGTTATACGGAACGGAGCGGAGAAAGCGGAGCTTTATTTGAAAAGAAACGAACGCAAAGTATGACTGCAACAAATCCATTTTTTGAGATTGTTGCTCATGTTCGGGAAAACATAACAAGAGATTTTGTTGAGTTAGCCGGACAGGTTTATTTTGAAGACAGCAGAGTATTGCCTACAAAACCGGAAAACTTGAAAGGCGGGTTGCAATATGAATTGATTAATTTGAATTATCAGGGAGACGTAATTCGTGATATTCGCAGGGTGAAAGCAAGAGCCTTTCTTGATGATGCTGAAAATACAGTTAACCGCAGAGAACGAGCTTTTGAAGAAAATATGGCAATGATGCAGCAGCTTATTCAAGCAGGTTATCCATCTTATTTACTTCCGTTTGAATGGTTGATTAAAAACAGCACTCTTCGGGATAAACATGAATTAATAGAAGCCATTGAACAAATGAAAGCGGAAATGCGAGAACAAACAGCATACAAAGAAGGAATGGAAGATTTTAATAATGTGGCTAATGTAGCAGGAATGATGGAGAAGAGAAATGCAGCGCAATAGAGAAAACACCCCGTCAAGCAAGCTTGCCACCCCTCTACAAGAGGGGAATAAAAACACAAAAGAGAAGAAGATAAAAAGGAGATATTATGTTTAGAAATAGTGAACAGTTCAAAATACTACAGTTCTTAGAAAGAGGGATGCAATTTGAGACAGATGCGTCCGGCAGTGGCGGCGATGATAATTTTCATGAAGATGGTCCGGCAGGAAGTCCGCAAAACGGGGAGCTTCATTCTGAAGGGGAGCCATTACCAGAAGATTTTCTTAAAACCATTGAAGGGAAAAAACCGGAAGATATTCAAAGAATGCTTTACAATTCACAAAAGCAAATTGGGAAACAGGGAAATGAGCTTGGAAAATTAAGAAAAGAAAAGCCGATTACTTCCGAAAGTTTGAAAGCGGAGCAAAACCGCTTAAAAACGGAAAGAAAGGCAATTGTAGAAAAATTGAAAGAGCTTGATCCGGAAATTGACGCTAATGATTATCAAACTTTTAGCAAACAAAAAGAGGAACTTGATAATAAATATTCAGAATTATCAGATAAACTTATTGATGTGAAAGTTGCTGAAAGAACAAACAGTATTCTCGATGAGCGCAATAACAAAGAATTGTTAAGCAAAAGCAGAAAAGCTTATGAAGAATCTTACGGAATGAAATTCTCTGATGAAGAATGGCAGGGAATTGAGCAAAAAGCTCGCAAAATTGGTGAAGGTTTATTGAGTACTGAAGATATTGAGTCCGCTGTTATCAAACAAATAGGAGCCGAGAAATATCGAACGACTGTAGCATTGCAAGGCGAAATGAAAGCAAGGCAGGATATGGCAGCAGCGTCCGGTAAGGTAACAATAAGCATTGGCGGAGATAGTAAGCATACTGATTCTGTATTGGAAAACTTTCATAAATTAAGCTCAGTACAGCAAGCGCAGCTTTTTGAAAGTATGACAGTAGCTCAAATGAAGGAACTCTATCACAAAAGAACTGGTGGTAAATTAAAATAAAGGAAGGATAGAATAATGACAGAACATGATTTTATAACCAATCTGGCGATACTTAATAGTGCGCTGGCAAAAGAAACGCATGACAATCTTCTTTTTTCTCATTGGTTTTCTAATGTTTCGTTTGATGAGATTATTTTGGATAACGGGCAGAGAGATTATCGTCAAATTATTGACAAACCGGGGATTGTGCATGTAATGAAGGGAATGCTGGCACAAAAAGGTGACCATGCAATGATGGCTATTGAAATGGGATTGGATCAAGACCCAAAATATGGAGACCAAGATTTAGAAGGCACAGGAGAAGTTTTACAAAACGAGTATGCTAAAATATTTGTTAATTTAATTTCCGGTGTCGTTAACGTGAAACAAGGCGAAATGGATAAATTGCGTAATGACCGAATGTTGAAACATTTTGAGCGAGCAACTCCGGCATTGCGGGATTGGTTTATCCGAGCTTTGAATGCTGAAATGATTTCCGCTCTTTATGAAGGACACAGCGAAAACGTAACTACCGGAATAGCAAATTCTCCTAACGGAATAGGTGTTTCTGGGAAATATCATCCAAATATGTATTACAATCCAATTGACCCATCCACACCGGCAGGCGGAAGCATTACCGCAATTGGCACAGAAAAATACAATAAAACAGCGGCTGAGATTAATACAGCAATTAATACAGGCTATGCTAATCTTGAATATATTTCACCTTATATGCTTGATGACCTTTCGTATTTATGCGAATATCTGCATATTAAAAAAGCGGTTGATTACAAAGGACAAAAACTTTATCTTACCGTTATCAGCCGTGATGAAATCAATATGCTGAAACAAAATGCAGCTTTCCGTGCAACGATGGAACGAGCTTATTCCGGCAAAGGTGAGAAAAATCCATTAATCAGCGCAGAAGCTTATATCTATGGCGATCATTTCTTATTGATAGATCCGCTGACAGCCAGACCGTGGAATGTCACATTGCAGAATTTCAAAGGAAGCGGAGCGCAAGGCTATAGAGAACGTGGAGTAGCAACAGCAAGTTATTACAACCGTTCGATATTTGTGCTTGGTGATGGTGCGCTTGGGATGGAAACTCATCCGAATGTTGACCTTCAATTTGAAACAGAGAAATACAACTTCAAGCAACAGCAGGAAGTTGCAGGATTCTGTATAAAAGGTATTGCAAGAAAAGAGTATGTTTCCGAAGATGATGAAAGCTCTTATTATGCAACGAAAAACTCGTCGAAAACCATACTTTCAACCGCTTATGAAGCTTACAATAACTCTTCCGTACAAGTTATTGTAAAAGCAAGTAAGCCGTATTAATAGGGAGGACATTATGGAAAACACACCTTTTGCATATTACTCGCAAATTGCGAAGAGAAATAGAGTAGAAGAAGCCAAAACTTCTGATTACACGATTTTGGAAACAGAAGTTGGGAAAAGTTTTAGTAATGACGGAGCTAAAGTAGCAATTGTTTTAACATTACCGGATGCAAAAAGAGGCATGGTATTTACATTTCATAGAAAAGCATCTCCCACCTTAAGTATTAATACCAGTTCCGGAGATACGGATTATATTAGAGATCCTATAAATGCTATAGCGGGGACAAAAAAAATTACTTTAACGGGACTTAATACATATCCTTCCGTAAGATTTGTTTGTTTAGAGGATGGACTTTGGTCATGTCAAGTTTTGACAGGAGCAGTTTCTGACGTTATTGCTTATTCAGGGTCAAGGACAGCAACAAAAGAAGACCGAAAGCAAGTTGATGATGTTACTTTAACAGATATTGACAGTGGTGATTTATTTTCTAACGAAGGCACTGCTAAAGACATTGAAGTTACATTACCGCCAGCAACAGTCGGGTTAAATTATGGATTTCTTGTATATCAAGGCGGAAATGCAATAACATTAACCCCTGATGGAACAGAACAATTTATTGAGCCTGTAACAGGAGTCGTAACTACAGGAGGAGCTTCTATTTCCAGCGGACAAAAACATGCTTATATTTGGATTGAATGCCAAGTGGGAGGAATTTGGACAGCGACTGAAATTAGCGGAAAATGGTTTAATTTGAATATTAGCAAAACAGTAGATTACAATGTTTTGGCTACTTATAATGGAGCAAGTTTCAACAATTCCGGTGATGCTGATGCAATCGTCTTTACTCTTCCGGCAGCAGTTGTGGGCTTGAAATATACTTTTGATGTTCTTGCAGCCTATCAAATGACCTTAACTCCGGCAAGCGGAGAGCAAATTTGTAATCCATTGAACGGTCGAGTATTAGCAGCGGATGAATCTCTTGTAAATTCTGGAGTTATTGGCTCTAATATTGAAATTGAATGTGTGGAAGCTGGTATTTGGACTGTACGTAAAGCTGTTGGTGATTGGCTAAATGGTATTATTGCTAAAACAGCTAATTTTGATATAGAAGCAGCTGATTCCGGAAAGAAATACAGCAATGCAGGAGCAAGCGGAGCAATTACGGCAGCATTGCCGGCTGCGATTGTAGGCTTGAAATATACCATGTATGTACAAGCAGCGCAGGAATTGCAAATTGCTCCGGACGGAGCTGAAACTATTGCATTGCCAAGCACCGGAGCGCAAAGTGCAGCGGGCAAATACATAGTCGCTGACGCTATTGGTGAAAATGTAGAAATTGAATGTGTAGTAGCTGGAACTTGGAACGTGAACCGATATATCGGAACATGGACAGCGCAAGCATAACCTATTAACCTTCCGAAGCTGAAAAAAGCTTCGGAAGGTAATTTTGGAGGAAAGATGACAAAGAAGAAAACGAAGAAATTAGAAAGTAAAACGGAAGCGGAAGTTTTTGCTTTTATGAAATATTGGGGAATTACTGATTATGGAACAGCGAAATGTTTATTTGAGCAGGATAAGCGAATAGCTGCTTTGGAAAGCAAAGGAAAATAAGAAATTTACCTTCCGAAGCTTTTTCTTAGCTTCGGAAGGGATTTTAGGAGATATTATGAGCCAAAGATACAAAGATATTAATATAAAAAACAAAGAAACAGCGATATATTTAATTCATTTGGAAGCGGATAGAGCTAATATAAAAGTTTGCACAATTGAACAAATGGAATTTCATGAAATTCGTCCTATAGAATCTGTAAGGCGATATGTATTTGTTTTTCAAGAAGGAGTGCCAAGATTAATTGATAGAGATTTTGCTCATTTTTTAATGGAAAAATATGGTTCGGATGTATTGGCTCAGTCTGATGAGAGCGGAAAAAGGGTTGATGATTTGAATTTTATGAAACGACCTGCACTTGTCCGGCTTTATTCTCTTTTAAGAAAAAAGGCAGAAAAAGCGGAAAAAGATTTAGCCGGCTATCCCGGAGTAATGGCAAAAACGGAAGAAATTGAAAAGGCGATTCGTCAATTACGGCAGGAAGGTTTGGACGTTCCTTATAAATATGATGAAGAAACACAAAAGGTAGTATTTATTTTAGATGATGATAAGGAAGATGATGAATAAGTTTTTCTGCAAAAGGAAAATTGAGGGAATATGACTTACGAACAGGCGATTGATAGTATTATTGAA